GCATTTTGATTTGCTTGATGTATATAAGGTTGTATTTCTTTATAGATCCATCTGTCATTCATCCAAACAATATTTGAATCTCTTTTCTTTTGTAAATCTTTTACTTCTTCTTTAGTAAGAGGTTGTTTAGTTAAATCTCTATCTCTACCATAACCACCTGTAATGGCCATAATCTCTCTTTCTTTTTCTGACTTACCATATTTAACAATAAGATCACAAATCCTTGGGGGCACTGCAGATTCAAAATACCAATAGTAATTAGATATATTCATAGTTAATTGTTAAAATTATATTTAAACCATTAGAAGTATTGGGTGAGAAAGAATATTTATTAGTAGCAGGAAACATTATAAATTCATTATCTTTTATAGGTAAATGCCAAGTTCTATTTTTTCTTCTGTTATCATCATATTCGATAATACATTTTGAAGAACCTTCTTTAACATCAACACCATAAATAAGTGTGTAGTCTGGTGAGTTTCTTAAATCAACAGGATCAACTTGACCTCTTGTCCAAGATTTTTCTTTAGGTTGCATAACATTACCGTGCATATTTTTTTGCACTAAAGTTCTACCATACTCAACTCTCCAATGATCTCTAACGTAATCTTGCAGCCATTGTAAAGGTTGAGAAAAAGGTACAACATAATTATCAAAAGCATAAGCTTGTGGATTAGTGGTAACTCTGTTTTGTTTTACGTAAGATTCTATGATGTCGTTTCTTATTTTATCACGATCAATATCAAAGCCTTTAGGCATTTGAATTTCACCTGTATAAAGATCAACTTCTGTTAATACTTTCTTTTGCATACCTATCTAGTATGTAATTAACTCTAATTAAAATGTCAAGTGTATTATCTAGCGACTTTATCCCAAGCACCTGTAGATTCATTCCACTCATATATATGAGTAAGAGTTTCTTCTTCAGATAATGCTGGAGCATCACCAACTGGTGATTGCCATCTAGCTTCTGATACATTTAAAGTCCAACTAGCAAAAGGTTTCTTACCAATGAAAAGATCGTTATCTTCATCATAAGTCATACCTATTCCTGCGTAATTACCTCTTAAAGGTGTTCCGCCTGATTTGTGTTGTCCGCCTTGTGTATTGTAAGATGTTTTTTTCCATAGAGGCCAGCTGTGGATTCTTTCCAAAAACTGTCTTCCTACTTCTTCATCTTCAACACCATCAGCGTTTTGACAATCAGTATCAGCTACAACATGAACCGCTATAACTTTATTGTTTGCTCCTAATTTTGCGTAATGTGCCATAATGTTTCTCCTTATATATTATTTGTTAATCTATTTCAACTATTGAAATTTGTATCTTATTACTACTACTCCTGATCCACCTGTTCCACCATTATTAAGTGGACCTGCAGGACCTGCAGGAGATTCAGCTCCACCGCCACCTCCACCGCCTGTATTAACAGTTGCTGGTGTTCCTGTATGACCTGGAGTAGGACCACCTGATCCTGGGTTTGCTCCACCTTGTCCACCACCGCCTGATCCACCAGCTCCACCAGCATCAGGTCCATTACCTGTTCCTCCTGCACCTCCACCTCCTGCATAAGCTGTAGGTGTACCTGTTATTGAAGTAGTTGCTCCTGCTCCACCAGCACCACCGACTGATGGTTGTGCATTTTGACCAGCAGCAGTTGCTCCTCCACCGCCTGCTGCAGAATTAAAAGGTGGTGTTGATGGAGCAGGAGCATCACCACCATCTGTTCCTTGTGCTGGACTAACTGGAGGTGTATTACCTGTTCCTCCACATGCATTTATAGAACCACCTCCTCCTGATCCACCATCACCACCTGTATTAGTACTTGGATTTTGTGTTCCACCTCCACCACCACCAGAAGATGTTATTGTTGAAAATACTGAATTATCACCAGCGCCACCCCTAGCAACAGGAGAAGCAATACCAGCCGTACCTCCACCGCCAACTGTTATAGGGTACGCTTGAACTGAAACTGGTAAACCAGCAGGCGCTACTATTGGACTAGCTGTGTATGGAGTTGCTGGTGTTTTACCTTCTCTAAAACCTCCAGCACCACCACCACCTGATCTATTAGCACCACCTCCTGCTCCACCTGCAACTACCATATATGAAACATTATTATTAGCTGGTGTGGGTGCGCTGCAAATTGTAAAAGTTCCATCTGATGTAAATGAATGTATTTTGAAATCACCACAAGTTGCTATAGTTCCACCTGTAGCAACAATAAAAGATGGATTACCTGTAACATTAGAAGTTGAGTCTTGAATATCTTGCCAACCTTTAGTACCATCAACGTAAATCAAAGTTACTGATTGTGATTCTGTAGTTAATTTTGCATTATCACATTCACCATTAATTTTTGATCCGTTTCTACAAAGTGTTACATTATTAGTATCCCAAGTATTTGCGTAATCTTTTAAAGCAATAATATCTCCAGCAGAAGGTGATGATGGTAATGTAACAGTTATTGCACCACCTGTAGTATTAACAAAAAATCCGTCACCTGATACAGCAGTAAAAGGTGTTGTTTTAGCAGTTGTACACCAATCAACGGTCCCCGTTCTACCAAATCCTGTTTGTGTAGCACCACAAGCTAAAGTTACTGTTGTGCCTGACTCACCTAATGTAAGTGTGCTGCCTGTTCTTTTTGTTACTGTGTTTACTTTAATTGTACTCATAATTTATCCTATTGAAATTTGTATCTTATTACTACTACTCCTGATCCACCTGTTCCACCAACACCACAAGAACCAGTACCACCCCCACCGCCACCACCACCAGTATTTGTAGTACCTGAAGTTGCTGAAGTTGAAGGTATTGTAAATCCTGTGCCTCCTCCACCTGTTCCTCCTGAACCTCCACCACCAGGTTTATTAGAAGCTCCACCACCTCCGCCACCTCTGCCTACTGGTGATGCTGTAATACAAGAAGTTAAACCTGCTCCTCCTACTCCTCCTACTACGGCTGGATCTGGACCAGTTTTATTACTACCTGATGCACTTGCACCACCTCCACCTCCACCTGCTGTAAAAGCAGTCGGATTTCTTTCTCCACCTCCACCATTATTACCTTGTGGAGGACTTACTGGAGGTGTATTACCTGTTCCTCCTGGTCCTTGATTTGTAGGATTCGGAGCATTATCAAAAGCTCCACCGCCACCACCTGACCCACCAGGACCTCCTGTTGAATTTGGACCAACAGAAGAACTACAAGAAGTATAAACTCCACCTCTACCGCCACCTGTTGAAGTAATAGTTGAAAATATTGAATTTGATCCACTTGTTGCTAAACCACTTGGATTAGAAGATGCTGGACCTCCTGTTCCTCCACCACCCACAGTTATAGGATATGCTTGTGCTGAAACTGTTAAAGGTGTTGAACCTAAAGGTGATGGTCCAGCAGAATAACATCCTGATGCTGATCCATTTGAAAATCTATAACCTCCTGCTCCACCACCTCCAGAAAAACCACCGCTTCCTCCACCACCACCAGCTATAATTAAATAATCTACATTATTATTACTTGGTGTAGGTGCTGAATTAATTGTAAATGTACTACTTCCTGTAAAAGTATGAATTTTAAAATCTCCTGATGTTGTTATTGTACCACCAGTTGCAAATATAAAGGAAGGTGCGCCTGATACGTCAGAAGTAGAATCGTGAATATCTTGCCAGCCTTTAGTTCCATCAACGTAAATTAAAGTAACTGATTGTGATTCAGTAGTTAAAGTTGTACAACCACAAATACCATTAATTTTAGAACCATTCCTTGCTAAAGTTACACTATTTGTATCCCAAGTGTTCGCATAGTCTTTTAATGCTACTATATCTCCCGCTGAAGGAGAAGATGGAAGAGTGACTGTAATTGCTCCTCCTGTTGTATTAATAAAATAACCATTACCTGAAGCAACTGTTAAGGGACTTGTCTTTGCTGTCGTACACCAATCAACGGTCCCCGTTCTACCGAAACCTGTCTGTGTTGCACCTGATGCTAAAGCAACAGAAGCTCCACAAGAACCTATTGTAATTGTTGATCCACATTTTTTAATGATGTTAGAATCGTCTGAAACTTTTTGTATGTTATCTGTTTTAATTATACTTGCCATAATTTAATCCTTATTGAAATCTATATCTAATCATTACTATTCCCGATCCACCACTTCTATTAGCTACATCAGGATCAGATTTTGCACCACCTGCTCCACCACCAGTATTT